GGAGCGTTAGCTCCCACCATCAAACACCATCCGGGGTGGTGTCTATTAGGCTCCAGTTGTTACGATGGTCCACGGGCCGGTCAGTTTCACCTTGTAATCAATCGTGGCGGGTTTGTCGAGCGGTAGAGCTATTGTTGCTGATTCGACAATGCCGCTGAAATTCTTGCCGCCGAGAGAAAGAGGGTACGCAATCTCAAAGGGAACAGCAGCGCCAGCAAAGCGGATAGCTTCTAGGGCTACCTGAGAGGTTTCTCCGGGGCTGTAAAGGCACTTAATATCGCACGTGCCGGGTTCCTGAGTTCCACCGATATAGGTGTCTACACCGGAAGTAGTGAGCATATTGGTGGTTTTCTCTGTGGAAACCTTGTCTCCGCTAAATGAAACTGATGTGACGCCATTAAGTACGGTGAAAACTGTGGGCGTTGCTACTGTTGCGAATTGTACGGTGGTGCCAAGCCCAACGATGGGCGCGAATGTAGTTGGCATGAGTTACTCTTTCTGCCTTTTTGGGCTGTTAGCTATTGTTGTACTTGAGATATTGCTTCCCTAACCTCTATGGGTATGTCGCTGTGACTAACCCTTGTAAACCGATGATTACTTTTCTTTCCCCCGGTGCTTGCTCTCTTTGTAGGCATCGTTCGATGACTTTTGCAGTCGTTCTGAACTCTCTTTTGCTCTGCTGTCTCTTGCGTCGTTTTCTCTATGTGCGGCGTTGCGGTCTCTGCGGAGCCGGGAAGGTGACACTCTGCCAGTCTCCCGGTCATTGTCATCGTTCTCAATCATGGCCTCAGACTGATCTCTAGCGACCAGCTTGGCGTATAGTTCGTTAATGCCCAGCATGAACACGTCAAGGACGCGCTCTTGACAGTCTGACCACGCCTGGCCCATCCAGTGACGCCCCGCGATATGGCTCGTGCCGAACTCCTGCCACATGCCCCACGGCACGTGCTTATTAGGACCAACCGAGGTGATTAGTGCCTCTCCGCCATCCTCTGCCGTGCCCCACTGGTTGCGGTACACGATTGAGTCCCTCAGCGTCCCGACCTCTGTCGGAGCCGTGCTCTGCATTGCCTCAACTATTACTTGAGCGGCAGGTTTTGCACACTTGACGAGGTAAGACCTTGCGGCCTTGGGCGCGATCTGGGTAAGCATCTCGCTCAATTCTTTTAGCCCCGTAATTTCTATGGTCTTACCCATTGGTATGTATAACCTTAAGAGTCACAGAGCAACGGTATAAACGAGTGTCGTCCTCGAACATGTCCGGGATAGACTGAACGTCAGTAAAGAGCACATTCGTCCCATCAGGCAGCGTACCCACATACAAATCGAACAGTTCGTGAATGGCTTGAATCGCATAAGCGGCATCGTGATATGTCAAACCCCACGTCGAGACATCCACCAAGGATTCGGTCGCCAGAATCGACTTTGCACCAACATCGACTCCGGCATACTTGCTGTTGACGACGGTGTAAGTGACAGCAGGGACGGTGAAGTTTAGAGGCAACACAGCTTGCATTACCCGATTGCCGACTATTGCTGACAGCGCCGGGGCATTGACCATGGCTTGATAAAGTCCCTCGTATAGCATTTATGCCGCCACCTCGTTTAACACATAAGCTATGATTTGCAATTCGCGGTGCCGGAAATCCTTATCGAGCAAAGCCTGTATTACAAACGTCGTGCCTTCGCACACAATGCGGTCTGCAACTGAAATAGTCACTGAGGGGGTGTAGCGAATTACGATGTTATATGCAGACTGTGCGAGAAACTCCCCAGTGTTGTACAGCAGTTCACCACGGAGAACATCTATAGAACCCCACAGTGTCGCATAAGTAGTCCACGTGGTCAGCTCACCGCCAGCGTTAGGCGTACCGCCTAGCTGCTGAAAGCAAAGCCTTTTGTTGAGCTTTCCGCCCGGTGTAACCGCTGGATACGTCTTGGCCATTAGCGGAGATACCCCACTGGTTGAGACTTATAGCCTTTGAGGAGTAGCGAAGCTGCGTTATTTGTAGTCATTGAGTCGCCGCGATTCTCCCACCAGTCGGTGATGAGCAAGCGCATTGCAACCAGAATTGTCTCCGGCACGAACGTGTCATACCCGGCGACAAATTGAATCTGCACAGCGTTGCGAATTGTCCAGTTGAACGGCCAGTAGTAATTGCTGACCGGGTAAATGCAACCGGGGTTGGATGCGGTGTCAACGGTGTATAGTGATGGGTCAAGCGTCTGGTATGTGCCGCCGTATGAGGGCATGTACTGCACGGACGTTATCGACTGCAATGGAGCTTTAGGGATTCTCAGAACCTGATTCTCTGACCACCAGTTCTGGAATCTGTTGATGGTGTTTCTGGCCGGACCAGTATTCTCCTGCCAGCCATACGGAAAGGAGTCCAGCCAGTATGTCCAATTGCTTGTAATCAGAGAACGGCCAGTAATTGTCTCCGCTCTCTCACGGGCAGCAGTGATCAGACCCGTAATGAGCGTGTCATCGGTCGTGTCGGTCGTGTCGATTTTCAGGAAGTTCTTTACGTCAGCAAGAGCCAGAGGTTCACTGCCCGTGTTTGAATTCCATTGTAAGGATATGGACATTTATAGCCTCTTGGTTTTACGCACGGCCTTTTCATAGGGCGGCTTCGTTGCGGTCTCTACTACTGGTGTGACCGTCACAGCCAGACCAGCAGCTAACCACTCGGCGGCAATCTCGTCGGGCACGTCCACGACAGAGCCGCGAATCATCATCGTTGGGATGTACAGAAATGACTGGGTGAGTTTAATTAGCATGGATTCCTTGGTTATGGGGGCTGGGTTGAGCAGCCCCCGGTTATGGTTTAGGCGTGGACGGTGAGGGACAGGACCGGAGGCATCCCAGCGTTAAGGACAACACCACCCGCACGGGCAAAGGCCACGTAAGCGACCTGATTCTGTGCCATGTAGAGTTGGTCAAGGAACTTGACGCGGATGCCGGGGTTTACCTCGCGGAGCATATAACCCTGTTTGAAATCGCCGAACTGCATAGCAACGGCAGAGGCCGCTACGTTGGGCAGGTACTGGTTAATCTTGACTGGGTAGCCCAAGATTCCACCGGCGTAACCTGTGGTGGGAGCATCAGTGTACGGAGTGAAGATTGGACGACCGTTGTTGTCGAGAATCTCCAGTACATAGCCCATCGTGGCCGTGTTGAAGGCCAAGCAAGCATCAGCCGTATACGCCGGGTCAAGCGTGGTGATAAGGCTGATAATGTCCTTGTAAGTGACCGTGCCTGATGCGCCACTCGTGACACCAGCAGTGATGGAAGTCAAGCCAGCGATGTTGGAGCCGTTGCCGGTCGTAATCCACTGAGACACATTGCGGATGTAGCGGGTATAAATGTCCGAAACTACCTGAGCCTGAATGTCGAACGCAGCATCCGTAATCAAGCTGTTATCCAGTAAGAGCGGGTTGAAGCGCAGGTCATCAATCGAGATGGTGGGACCGGCAGATACAGTCGGGTCGGTCGTAGTCAGACCGGCAGAGTTGAGTACCCAGGCGTTTGACAGGTCATTCCAGTAAGGGACTTTCACGGGAGCGCCGGTCTCGGTTGCCATCTTGCCAACGAGGTCATAAATCTGCCCCGGAGACTTCTTGGCGACCACAGGCTGTGCGACAAAGGTTGGAATCAGGATGCCATCAGCGGACACCTGAAGTTCACGAGTTTCAATCTTGCCGGTACGAAGGTAGTTGCGGAATGCCTTGCCGGTTGCTTCTTGGTCTACGGCATCCGAAGAGCCGGTATTAGAAAGATTCAACGCCTTGGCGCGAGTCTCTTCGGTGCGCTGCTCTTCGGCCTCAAAAGACTGAATCAGAGAATCCAGACCCTTGGCATCGGCCAGCATGGCTTCCACCTTGGTGCGTAGCTCGGTGGTAAACAGCTTCATGTCTGAGGGCACCAGTGCGTTTGCGTCAGCTACCAACTTGGCACGCTGTTCGCGGAGTACAATTGCTTTGCTCATTATGTAAAACTCAATAGGGGTTGCCTATTCACTGCGTTGTTGCTTTACGGCTTGCGGCGTGCAAGCTCTGGCGGGTTGTTGTTATCTCGCTTGCCCATTCAAGGGCCGCACTTGGCAGCGAAGTATATTGTGTTAAAACTCTTTAGCGACTTCTAAAGCCAGCATGATAGCTCTTATATTTTGGCAATCACAGTTAGGGTCATTGCAATCTTCATTGCTGCAAATGGCGCAAGCATCAGCTTGGCACTGCTCACAATCACACTGGCAGTCACCCTCTGCATTGTCATCGAGGGCCACGTCCGGGATGTCCGGGTTATCACGAGTTTCAGGGATGGTGATTTCCCCATCGGGAAACATACTCCGCAATTGAGCCGAGGGGCTTGAATAGGCGGGGAAGGTGACACCGACTGAGACTTCATAAAGTTCTGTATCCTTGACCGTGCGAATGTTTCTGCCTTCGGCGTCAGCAGTCCAGGAGTCGGCAACGGTGCAGAATCCGAAAGAGCAGCCTGTTACATCACCCCGGCTAACGCTGATCTTCAGATCTCGTGCCGCCGTGGTGTCGGGTAGATCGCACTCGAAGGCCAGTCCCTTGTTATCTTCATGAAGCCGCAGCGTGCCACTCGCCGTATTGCCAAGGCAATGGTCGGTGTTGTGATTAGCCAAAGCACGGATGGCTGTACCGGCTGTCAATGAAGACGAGAAGCAACCAGGAGACAGCATTTCGCGGAATCCGCCCAGGTCTTCCGACAAGGAATTGAATCGTGCGATGTACCCCGTAAGGATGTTGCCAGTGGTTTGCAAATCCGATGTAGTTGACCTAATTTCGCGTTTCTTCATCTGTAATGTCCTTCAACTTTTCTTTAGCTCTAATTTCGGCGGCGTCTTCTTCAATAGCGAAGACAAGACTTTTCAATAACTTTCTGAATTCGGCGTCGGCGGTTGTCTTGCCGATCCTGGTCTCAAGGCCGGTGAGGTATTTATCAATTGCCTTTTGTTCGGATGGACCGGCCATATTGCCGATTCTGAAATATGCACCGGCTGCGTTACAGACCGGCGTCAATGTCTGAGCTATCGCGGCTGTATCTTTCCTGCTGCGACTCTGGAGTCTGCTGTATGCATCATTGAAGAGAGGCTCAAGCACAGACCTTGGCTGCTGTTTCTGAACCTGCTGTATCATCTGCGTTGCTTTTGCTGCTTGCACAGTCTCAGGGTCGTTGTTGTCAGCGTCAGTCTTTTCATCCGGGCTGGTATCAGTGGGGTCGGTGTCTGTCTCTTCCGGCACTGAATCCTGCGCAGCATCGACATAGTTTAACGGACGAATATATACGTCACCGCCCTCGACAGACTCCATGCCCAACTGCTCCCTGATGTCGTTGGCCGACAGCCAGCCGCCCATTCTGCCCGCAGTTTGCTTGGCTGTGAGTGTCAGTGTGTCTGCTGCTAGAAGTCCATCCAAGTAGTGGCGGAGGGTGTACTGGTTAGCCGCACGACCCACCGAGGGGAGCAACTTATATTGAAATTCTTGCTGAATCTTAGTCAGCCACGGTTGCAATGAGTATGAAAGAAACTCTCTGTTCTGCGCTTCCACCGTCGACTTAAGAATTTTCTCTGTGGACCCCACCATGTAACCGGGCACGCGCATAAATGCAGCTATTTCGTCTCGCGTGTACTTGGATGTGGTCGTATACTCGGCAAGTGCATTATCGTCTGTCTCGACCGGGACAATCTTTACACCGTTTGGAAGATTGGCAACCCGCCATGCATTTGCACCCGTGGATAGCGCCTCTACATCAAGACGCATTTCTGTCATTTCTTCAGGCGTTAAGTCATGGTCAGCTTGCAAAAAGAAGCTATTACGCGCCCCATTAGCGTAGAATCGAGCGCCAAAACGAGCGGCTACCATTGCTAAACCGATGCACTGACGAGCCATCCTGATAAAAGCCGTTCCTTGCAAACCATCGAAGGAGAAGCCAACAATGTGAAGCATATCCTCAGACTTGATCGTTGCAGGTAATCCATCGGCGGTATCGGTTGTCTCAAAAGTGAGCAGGCCATTCTTACGAACCGGCTTTGTCTTCCAGGGGCACAGCGGCCACAGTGCTACAGGCCGCGCTCCGCTTGAATCGCGTTCAATCTTGGCGTATGCATTCGACCAACCGGCTGCTGCTGTCATGAGCGTTTGAAAGAACACCGTTGCGGACATTTGCGGGTTGGGCCGCTCGGTAAGCAGATAGTAGAGATAATGGTCAGGCGCCGGACGCTGCCCGCGTGGCATCTTCTCATACACACGCAGGGGCAAGGAACCAATCGACTCTGAAAGAATACGGACGCAGGTAAGGTACGTGGGAACTTCAAACGCTGTGCGCTCATTGACAGATTCATTACTATCGGTGAATGTCCCCATTCCAAGAGCGGTAAGTCCAGCGGCAAGTGAGACCCCAGATTGGTTAAGGTTCACGCCGTCACGCTTTTCGAGCGGGAAGCTAAGATTAAGACTAATCAATTCGTTCATTCATGCCGCCGTTTAGAAAAACGTGATTCTCGTATATTTACGCTCAGAAGATGGTGCTTGAATCGCCTGAGACAAAGCAATAATTGTTGCGACGGGACCGTCGATCTTATCCTCTGGCTTATTCTTGCGAGGGAAGATGTTGTCGTTAAAATCCGTCTTAATCTCGACGTTCCCCATTTGCCAGTTCATGCATGGGTTATTGTCGTGGTGCATCGTTCCATTCAGCACACCGGATTCGAGCCGTTTCATCGGTTCTGACAGGAATTTAACTTGCTGAGGAACCTTGACACGCATTATCCCTGTGCGTGATTCAAATTGCTGCGTTATGTCGGTTGCGCCCCACGGGTCATAACATAGAGCTTTGACATTGTATTTATCAACGTCCTTTATCAAGTCTGCGGAGATTCTTGCAAAGTCAATCTCCGCTCCCTCGGTTGAAACTAAATAACCGTCATGCACCCACTTTTGATAGTGCTGGCACGTTGGGTCGGTTGTCCTTGCTTCCGGCAGATAGAATCGCGGCACGATGTAATAGTGATACTTGCCGTCCTGCAACCTGCGAAACACCTTGACCACTGCCGCTATATCTACTGCCGAGGCCAAGTCAAGCCCTATAAAACACTCGCAACTCTTGAGGAACTCTTCGGTGAGGAATGATTCGTCTACACCTGAAGTTTGCCAATTAGTCGCATTCATCCATGCCGTTGTCGCGGTCATCCACTGGTTCAAATGCTTACAGCGGAAGATGTTTTGCTTCGCCGAGTTGCGGACAGCCTCGGCTTGGTCTAAAAGGAGTGCCTCTTCATCATTGCTAATACCCAGATTTGGGTTTGCCATAACGAGTGCATCACGAGTTGTCCAGTCTGTCTCCGGGTCTACCGTGTAAATAATCCCAAACAGCCGGTCGTTTTCTACCGTGCCGTCTAATACTCTCTCAACTTCCCTTTGCTTCTCAAGGCAAGGGCTTTGAGTTGAAACACCAGCCGTTGAAATCTCTAACAGGAGCGAGTTCTTGCGCTTATTGGCACCCGTCTTGAAGCAGTCGTACTGTACCGCATCTAATGCCTGATGCCACTCATCCAGCACCGCAAGATAGATACTCGCTCCGTCCTTTGGTTCTCGGATGACTGACTTAAAACGGGAACGAGTAGAACTCTGGTAGATGCTTTTTGCTGCTACTGTAATGCCATATCGCTTTGTGAGCTCCGGTACTTGCTCCAGCATCGCTTTCGCTGGCCTGAATACCTCATGGGCTTGCTCCTCTGACGCAGCACCGCAGTATGACTCCGCCCCAGGCTCACCATCGAAGAAAGTCATCCATATTGCAATGATGGCTGCTAATGGACTCTTACCGTTTCCACGCGGAACCAAGATGAAGGCTTCCCTGTACTTGCGTGTTCCATTCTCATCAATAAATCCGAAGATATTGCAGAGAATGAATACCTGCCAATCCTCTAACCTGAAACGCTGCCCTTGTAGCCGACCTTTTTCATGCCGCATTAACTCGGCAACCCTGCAAACCTCATTCGCAATATCCGGTACAAAATACCAACGACTCTCTGCGTTGCGGAGGTCAGTTAAGAAGCGTTTCGCTGCTAACTTTACCCATTTGCAAGATATAATCTTGCCGGTCGTTACCCGTTGGGCGTACAAAATTGCGCGTTCCGCGTAACTCAAAATCTCTATTGTCACTTACGCATCCCTATTAAATAATTCTGTGACTGGTGGTCTGCTAAAGTTTCCACGTGGTATTGATATTGCAAACTCGTCATCTACACTCGGTTTTACCGACTCTGCTGACAATCTTGTACGGGATGATGGGCTGAGTCCTAGCTCCGCTCCAAACTTTCTCATCTGATCAGCCGCAGTGTTGATAATCCCTATCAACGGATTTTGCATCGGATAACCCGTTTTGGTTCCGACAACCAGAACAGACTTCCCCTTGGTGCGTCTTAACTCGTTTAGTTCGGCTGTAGCCTCTGACCATCGGGAATACGCATCGCAATAGCTGGCAAGCATTGCCCGGTCTACGGAAGTCAGCAGTCCAACTGCTATTAGCTCCTTGCTTATGCGCGTCCACTCCCGCTTTGCAGTAGCATCGAGACAGGACGGGCAGGTGGGGATACCAGATGGCTTTGGTTCGTTCTGATTCAAAGGACGATGACCGGGATTTCCAGCAAGCTCTTTACTTATCGTGGGTTTAGGCTTTCTACCTGGCATTATTTACCTTGTCCGTCTCCGTCGAGACTTTCCAGCTCGTATCGAAGGCTGGTAGTACCAAGCTGTGGCAGCTCTGGGCGGAAGAGTGGTGGCCTGTCGAACGACGGCTCCCAGGTGGCGCAGCTCTCGTCCTGCGGAACCCTGACCGCGAGGCCGTGGTCCAGGTCGGCCAGCGTCTTCAGGAGCAAGCGGACTCCAAGCGGGGCAAGCTGCTCACGCCAGAGGCTCTCGGCTGTTTCGCCGGGTCGCACAAAGACGTGCTGCTGGGCCGCAATTGGCCCCGCGTCGATCTCGTTCGTTAGCCAGTACACCGAGCCGCCTGTGACTTTGTCGCCGTCGTGGATCGCCCACCGCACCGCGTCACGGCCCTTGTGAAGAGGAAGCAGAGAGGGGTGAAAGCCGATAGCCCCAAAGGTTGCCCGATCCCGCGTCTTGCGACCTATAAAATCATGAGAGTGGGCAGCGACGATGATGTCTGTGCCGGAGGGCAGCGAGTCGGCGCGAACCTCTGGCTGCCAGGGAATTCGGAGGCGTTCAGCGGTTGCCCTTACCCTGTCGAAGACCTGTACTCCGTCGGTTGAAAGATGATCTGCGAACGGCGGACTGGACACACCGAGGACACAGTACCTTTTAGCGATGGCTTCGAGTACAGACGCTCCGAATTGTTTCTGACGCAGAGGAAGACGTTCATCAAGTCTGTTTTTGCTCCGGCAATCCGTAGTAGCGGAAGCCTTGAATGGCTCGGAAATGACCGCCGAATCCTGTTCCAGGCGCAATCAGATCGCTGCCTAGCTTAGTGGCTGAGTTCGTGATTGAGCGGGTTGATCTAATCTTGTTGCCGCCATAAAGTACTGCTGATACCTGTACCCACTTTGGATCGCGGCGAAGACTCGCACATAGACCTGGGTGGGAAGTATGAAAAATGGTGGTCAGCGGCTTGTTCCATTTGTTTTCGCCGCGACGCCACATCTCGCAGACGGCGTTCAGGAATCGAATGCCGACTCCTGCGCCCTGCCACTCAGGCATGACCACTAGCCTAGTTCCACGCGCTTCAAACTGACCGCGAGGAAGTGACTTGGTCGCCATCGCCAAGTGACAGACTGGCTCTCCGTCAACAGTGCCAACGAAGTATTGGCCGGCGACCGGAAGCGGGAGTTTCAAATAGTAATGCGGAGCAAAGAGCGGCCAATAACTTGAATCTGTCTGCCAAATCTCAAGCTCGAATTTGGGGCGTCGCCAAAGCGACCCCCTTGAGAACTTGCCAGTTCCCGTGTCATAAACCCAATCGGGTTCAATCCAATCGATTACATCGTAGTGGCAGGACAGCAACACACACTGCCCACTCGTGCGCTTCCAGGCTTTTTGAAAAGCCAACGCGCCGAACTTGGCAATTTGCCTGTCGATTACTGAGGTGAATTCATCGACAACGATTTGCTCCGGCTTCTCGCTGATGATTCGCGCAAGGTCGGCGCGGAACCGTTCGCCAGTGGACAGCGCACTGTAAGGGCGCAGCCAGCAAGGAACGGAACCGAGGCCGACAGCGGCAAGCGCACCGGTCACGGCGTCAAAGTCGCCCTCTGGTGATATGGCATCAACGATTGGTTTGTCGGTGGGCCATCCATCAGGCGAATAGAACGCATCCGGCCCGAAGATCATCCGGCCAAGAGACGATTTCCCGGAACCGCTTGAACCGACGATTACGCCGATCTTCCAATTCGAGTCGTCAATATCCAACTCGGCGTCGAGGTTGAACTCCGCGCCAGACTCCGCATTGAAGAGAGACTTTACGCGGGCGGCGCGATAGCTGTTGAAATCCTTACAGGAGTTGCGTACTTCAAGTTTCATTAAGTCACCACCACGCGGCAAAAAAGGCCCAGGCCAGTCAACTGCTCGTAAACTTTCTGCTGGTCGGCCTCATCCTCGCAGATACAAATCACGCCGAACTGCTGTTTGTACCGGCCTTCGAGTGTTTCGGGGCCGGGTGCTCCAGTCTGCAACGCGTCGGGCTCGGTGATCTCGGTAAGTTCCTCGGCGGAAAAGAACGGTTCCAGATTGAGGTCAACCGAAAGCTCCTTGAGAACGTCCGCGTCCCACTCAAGTCCAAGTTCTGACGCGCGGTTGTCCGCAATCGCCAAGCCACGCGCTTTAGGGTCGTCCATGCTGAGGTCAGTACGCTGCACAGCTACCAACTTACTGCCGTCTGTCTGAACGACAATCACTTCCTCGATTCCAGCGTCAGCAGCCTGCGCGGCAGTCTTGTTTCCGGCAATAAGGTTCCCATCCCTGTCGATCAGAACGCTACGACCGGCACCATACTGTTCGAGAGACTTGGCTACAGCGCCACGGCCTCGCGGTGTGCCCTTATTGGCGTTGCGACTATCTTGTTTAAGGTCTGATAGCTTCAATTTGCTTGAATACCCCCGGTGTTCATTTCGCGGTATTGATAATTTGTGGGCGCACCGCTCCCGCGTGATCGCTGAAAAATGGATTCTACTACCCGTCTGGGGCCTAAGAATGAGACTTCCTAACCCTCTCGGAGTCTGTCTTCGTCTTGTGACAGCCATTGCAAAGAGGTTGCAAGTTCTCTTCGTTGTCTTTGCCACATTGTGACTTAGGTACTATGTGGTCTGTACAGGTTGCTGCTCTTATCTTGCACATACGGCAAACAGGTTCATCGTGCCGTATCCTGCGGCTCAGTACATCCCAAGCATGGCCGTAGGGCTTACCAGAGTACCCACCTTTAATAGAGTCTTTCTTCTCCTGCTCGTGTATCGCTTTATGATCTGGGCAGTAACATTCCCGTGATAGGTTGCGGCAGCCGCTGTATGAGCATGGTCTCAGGGGTAAAAGTGGCATATTATTACTGAGTGTTTATGGAGGGAGCGGCTATGATGGCCGCCCCGATCTCCGTTATAATACCGTTACCTTATATGCTCCTCTTAGATGGAGTACCGCGACGGTTAGCGCGGGATTCTATAAATATATATTCTTCTATGATAGAAGACGTTGGGAGACGGTAAATTGTGACAAACTACTTAGAGTTATGCTTCCGGCGATAACGTTGAAGACGCTTTCTCAGTGTTACCGGTCGTATGCCAAGCAACGCAGCTATATCTTTCTGACTTTTGCCATCCAATATCAGCTCGCCAATGCGCCTTATTACGGGGTCAGGAATTGTAGCAAGCAGCTCTTCTTCGTCTGGTGAGTCTTTAGGTTCGTGTATGCTCTTGAAGTAGAAGTAATCAAGCACATCTTCGTCTGAAAGTGGAACGCCTTCGTAGTCTCGAATTATGGGAGGCTGCTCCAGTCTGATCTTCCTGTGAGACCGGGAACTCCGGTACAAGCCTGCCCTTTTGTTTCGCAGGCACTTATAAAGCCAAGCTGCGAAGCTGTAAGTAACTTCTAGGGCCGGGAGTTCTAACCACACTTCAATTACAAAGTCTTGGGCGTGATCGGCGTCATGGAGGAGCATTACTGATTCTTTTGTTATGGCTTTGATCAGAGCCTCAATCCCGTTGACCCTATCATCCAGATAATTTGCGTACAGGTCGTTTATTATATTTGCCTTAGTCATTATCTTGCCCTCAATGCGTCGAAGTCTGATGCTGATAAGATTGTTACCGGAAAGTTGAATTTCCAGGCGTCCCTTATCGCTTTCGACTCAGGATGACCGCTGGCGCATCCAAATGATAGTGACTGGTCGGGGTGTAAGGACTTCGTACTGTGCGCCTTACCAGGAATGAAATCTTCGGTAATTACTTTATCGAGAATGAAATCCTGCAAGTGGCGCTCGGTGGCGCTCTGCTTCTGTTCTGATGAAGACATTCTAAATCCTTTCTTGCGATACAAAGTTTGTATGGAGCTGCTACTGAGCCTGAGCGAGGCGAGCTTGGCGCAGATACGCGTATATCGTCACTGCTGTTAGCCCCATAAGGTCGGCTATAAACCGTACAGATAAACCAGACTCTTTCAAGGTAAGAAAATATGCTCCACGTGAGGCACGCTTTTTGGCGAATTCAGCAGCGTGAATAGCGCGATGCTTCTCAGGGCTGATAGCCTCTAAGTGATCTGGTCTGATGCAGCGGCGGTTATTGCAGACGTGGTGAACGTGCCATCCTTCGGGGATGGGGCCATAAGTATTTTCAAACATCATTCGATGGGCATAAACAAAGCTACCGTCCGAATCAGTGAAACCGGGGTACTTGCCCTGTGAACTGAGTGCACCGGTCCAAAGCCAGCAGCCGTTGCTTGAAGAGTCTACAGAGACGTGAGCGGAGAGGCGAGCATTACTATTTGTCATTAATTATCCTTTTAGTTGCCCAGCATAGCCGGGTGGGTAGTCGCTCAAAGGCGATCTATGTTTATTTGAGCTAATTGGCGAGAAGGCTGGCGTCTTCTCCGGTGAAGTCCATGAGCTTCATTCTCAAGGCCGCTAAATCGGCCCTTAGCTGCTTGTTATCAAGAATTAAGTCGGTGATACGGAGCGAGACTTTGAGAGTCAGGTTAACGAGGCTATTTAAGTCGGTTGCCATGTCATTTATATGCTGTTGCAAAATCTATCATTTGTTATTCTTTCTTATTGTGCTGAGATTGAAGGCCGGATACTCTGCGGCTCTACGCCCTAGCGGTCTAGCCGCGCTCTATCAAGGTAAGCTATGAAATTGTAGATACTCAGTAATTACGTAATCACTATAATTACTGTAATTATATATATATGATCTCATCAAGAGCCTGATATGCCTCAACTAACCCCCCAACACTGGTTACTTGGGATTCGACGTTGTACTTTTCACTGAGCTTCTCATCAAGAGCAGGAATCCATGTTGTGGAGTCCCGTGACCGTCACCTGTCACCTGTCGGCTTTCTTGCGTTGTCTCAAACGCTATACCCTGCCGCAGGGCCTGATTGCTGAATCACCTGATTGTTTGGAGTCTTTGTAGCCTAGACCCTGGTCTGCGATGTCAGGTGAGGTTTGCAAGTGGTGCCCCGTCGAATGCTTAGGCAGCCGGTTGTCTCTCCAGCCCACTCCACCCTGTTTACTCAGGATGAATCAACCCCTAACCCACCGCTTCGCTTCCGCGAAGATTCATTACCTTTTGAGACTTGACCGCTCAGGGTCTCCGCTCAGGATGCCGGTGAGGTGGCTACACCAGACCGGTTCCCTGCCTTCACACCTGTCTAGTATAGTAGTTCCTGGCCTCGCGACCGGTTTGACTCCTAAATACTTTAACGTGGATACCATTTCGCTGGTCTTTTCCCTAGATGCGAAACCATGCTGGTCTAAACCTTACCAAAACACAAGAAGGCCGGAGTCGAAACCCCGGCCCTGTTGGTGGTGCTGGTTTGAGCTACTCTGTTTTGGCCAGCGTAGGGTTCGTTAGTTCTGTTTGGTAGTAATTGCATCGTCTTTCGAGGCCTTGGTCTTGGCCACGTCGATGGCAATCACTATCAAGCCCGTCTTGCTCTCAAAATCAGCCATTGCCTCGCAAAGCTTCTTGTTCAGTTCGGCTTTGGCGATCTGGAATTGAGTCATAAATCGGTTCCTCCTTTCTGCTCCTCCGCTGCTGCGATGAAGCTGCCTAGCGCCGCTCGGATGCTTGTTCTTCTCTCTTCACCACCCTGCGTCGCTGAATGAATGATCTTCCCCAACCTCGCCTTTACCTCTTAGTCCCCCCCCTTACAACCGCCACAAACGCCACACTCCTTTATTCATGCGGCTGTAGAGCACTTATCGCAACCGGAACACGAACCGGAACACGCGGACTGTTCCGGGCAAAACCGCGCCCAGGAGTCAGCAAAGTCCTCTGCCCTGTAACCTCGCACCGTCTCAGACCCGAATCGGACCTTGGTGGGATACACCCGAAACTTCCTGAGCTGCCGTGCCAACTGGTTAGTCGTCATCGGCCTTCCGTTTGACCAATCGGCCCATGGGTGACCCTCCTGGGCGTTCAATTCAAGTGCGAGATCCGTTGAGGTTAGGAAACGTGCTTTCGAATCATCAAAAGCAGCGCGAACGTCCGTCAACAGGGCGGCACCAGTGGAATCATCTTCCTCCCCCACGGTGTTGAAGATCATTTTGAGGGACTCGGTGAGCCTTTGCAGCCATTCGTCGCCAGCGAGTTGCGCGATGCACAACAAAGGCTCCACGATGTCGTTTTGCCGGTCCCCCAGATTGGCAATCGGTGCCGGTCTGATTCCTTGGAGCAAGGTGACGATACCTCTTGCCGCCCATTCTTCAATTGCTGTTTTTATCGGCAATGCAGCCGCAGCTACCTCTCGTGCACGGAATGCTTTAATCGTCTCTCCCGGTAGCTTCCGGGTCATTCGGATTTCGATGGCGCGGCTGGCTACCGTATGGGGTAAACGACCGATTCCACCGATGCACTTGGGCGAGTAGACAGGGAACGCCGTTGGTTCGTAATCATCGCCAACGCATCTATAGAAGACCCCCTTTGCTCGAAAGCCTTCATTCAAAACTCCGCGAATCGTCTCTGCATATTCTTTGTTCCCGCCAAGCTGCGTGTCCATCTCATCGAGGAAGAGCGTTGGCCGCTTGGCGGCGATTATGCGCACCATCGCCGCTGGCGTCATGCCACCAGATCGAACCGGGTTCGCTGCGAGGGGTTCCAGCACCTCCATCAGGCGCGATTTGCCGCACTCCTTGTCTGGCGCGGTGATGTGAATGTACGGCGTTGTCTCCGCCGCGTCGAAAGCGTGAGTGTGCAGTATCCAAGCGGCCAGAACGACAGCTTGCTCATCCGACACGAAAATGTAGCGCCTGATCCATGCCTTGCATTTGTCAAGCAATTCCCCGGTAATTCGCTCCATTTTAGTTACGTCCATAAATATATCCTCCAGTTCCGAGTTCAGCCGGTCGAGTTCTGCCCCATGGTCTTGCAAGGCTTCGATCCGGGCTTGGGCGGCAACCTGCGTTGCCACGAGTTCAATCAAGGTGGTGCTCTTGTTGCCCACCTTGACGACCGTATTCACCGGTTCAGGAATGGCGTTCATCCTGCCCGCCTATCAGTTGCAACTTCACGGTCGCGCAGCCATGCCGCAGTCCGAGCCGGGTCAAAGCGGACAGTTGCTCCAATTTTGATGGATGGAATGCGGCCCGTAGCTGCCATTTCATACACGGCGGTCTTCCCCAAGCTCAAGAGCGCCGCGAGTTCGAGTGCGGTTAACGCGCCTGGCCAATTTTCGATTCGGGAAGCCAGATCGCTGCCACCGGTGGTGGCGCTTGCATTTGGAGGATGCGTTACCTCACCCACACACACGCGCCTCATTGACCTCGGCGACCGCCGGGGTACAATGATCGAAGTTTGATTTAACTGGCGCATCCTCTTCGCTCCATCCTCCTTGGAAGGGCCTTTAACCCTTCACAGTTTTAGGTATAAGCTAAAGGCATCTGCATGTCTGGTTACGAAAAGGGTTACGCTCAAATTCGATTTGGACAACTATGAAAACGGTTATGCAGCAACGAGAGAAGATTTTCCGGCAGATGATTCTTCCGCCATGGGCCTTGAAGATTGATGTCAGGCAGAACGACACCGATTTGCTTATTTCCGGGGAGAAATGGTGGTTCCATCCCCTCAATCGCGACCCTTACGGTGATTGGGTTATTGACATTCTTCGTGGCTTTGACGAAGATCGGGGACTCCCCCCGGCTCTGCCTAGTGAGGCACCCCACTTTCTCTTCGCAAGTGCTAACACCCTCCCGAAGCAAGTGGAGTTCGTTAAGAGGTTCGGCCCAGTGCTCGCGAAGTTTCAATATGGGAACCACGACACCGTAAATGCTCATCAGAACCTGAATATCCTGAGCTTCGAGCAGCAGTTGTTTTCCCAGATCTTTCATTTAACCCGACTTATTAACGAATTGAATCGCTTTTGCTGGGAAGCATTTCGAGAAGAAAAAGTATATGGAAAGCGCTTTGTAATAACGGAACCCGACAATTATGACTTAGCCTCAATAGCCAAAGATATAGAACAGAGAGCAAAGGACTTCGACTCTTTCCTGACTCGAAGGAAGGTTCTCACATCGGATGCGCGAGAAACAATTAAGAAGGTACGATCACTGGTGTCCGACATCGACGAACTCATGAATCCATGTCCTGAGGATCACCTGGAGGAATTTGACGATCCCTGTTCATGGCGGAGTATATCCAGTCCCATACGTTCAAGAGACCAGATGTCTAAGGTGTCTAGCCTCGACGTGATTGACTATGCAAATGAGTTATTGTGTGATGTTTTCAATTTCTTTCCAGTGAACCTCCGCTATGCAGCCGGAATGGCACATGACATGCCTGAAATGGAGCCTTCAGGAATCAGGCCAGCCTTGTATTACATGCTGCGCTTGGATTACCTTTACCAACGCCAGATAAAACTCTGTGCCCGCCCCAACTGTGGAGGGTACTTTGTTCCAGATCGCAAGGACAGAATCTATTGCAGCGGTTCTTGCTCTAATAGTGCCAAGCAGCGACGACACACGGCGAGGAGCAAACTTGCGGCTCAGAGGAAGTCCAGCTAGCAAAGGCTGGCGGCGAAAAAATGCCGCTACCAAACGACGGCGTTTATCTTTGCTTGCAGTTCTGGCCCGGAAGCGGGCCGCAAGTAGCGCAGGGTACTCTCCAGATCGCTATGCCCCGCCAGACGCTGTACCGTGCGAACGTCAACGCCACTCCTCAACAGAGCGGTTAGATAGGTCCGCCGGAACCGATGCAGGGTGAATTCCATGCAACCTCCACGGTATCCCGGCTCCTTCAATCTGGCGCATCCGTCGCAACGCCCACATGAGAGTCCGGCCTTCTCGGCCAGCCGCTTTACGTCCTCCAGCAATACACTGCTTGGCGTATCGCGCCGTGTGCCAAGAACCAGCTTTGTGCCTGGTCGGCTCTCCCGCCAAGCCGTCAGTTCGGCCATGAGGTCATCGGGCAGGGGAAGTTCACGCTGCTCGCTATCCTTCACCTTGAAGCCCCACTCCGGCTTCCCACGCACCAGGAGTGTGTTATTCGTGAAGTTGATGTCTCGGAATTCCAAGTGCCGCAGCTCTTTGTCTCGAAGTCCGGCCTTCAACGCCAGCAAGATGCACATCTTCGTATGGGGGTCCGCCGCCTCAAGTAAAGCGCGATACTGCTCCGGCTCATAGATCGTCGGCAGAGCCTCTTCATACTTGGGTTTGGGCGGGATGTTCGCTTTGTCAATCCCGGCGAAACGCAGCCAGGATACAATCCGGGCATGTTTATTTGACAGGGTGCGGGGGACACACCCACGCTTCCGAAGCGCGGAGTGAAACTTGTAAAAGTCTTCTTTTTTGATCTCGTCGACGTATGTCTTCTTCGTGAGAACGAGGAACTCAGCGGTCGCCGAGCGGGCCATCGACGCAGCAGCCATCGCTCCGCGCCCCTCGGCGTCCTGGATGTAGGCAGCAGCCGTGGCCTTGAGCGTTTTACGCTCCTCTCCGACCACGATCTGAAGCCCAGCGTCCTCGGCAACCACCTTTGCCGTGCTGGTTTTTTCCTGTCGGGCACGCTGGGCGTCGGCGTCCGCCGCGTTCTTCCCAGCGGGGGTATACACCACCCGCCTGTCTTCGTAGTGCCGCAGCTCGTAGGCTCCGTCCGTCACCGGAACGGCCTTGCCCCGTACCAGCGCGTGTCCGGGCTTGACCCGCCCGTTCGCGCCCCTTGCAACCGGGCTGCGCTGCCACTTGCCGTCAGCGGCCCGGTGCCTTACCATCAGCGTTACGGTCCTGTTTTCCATGCCCCAATCGTACTCCTGCATGACAACGGCAGTACAACGAAAATGAGCACATTGAAAACAAAAAGCTTACGGTGCTACTAGATAGAGCCGTGCCCTTTCAAAACCGTACTATGAGATAGTTTCTAGCCTTTTCGCGCTTCGGCCTCGGCCAGCCATCCGCGGCGCAGTTTCTCCGCGGGGACGTTGGAGAGATAGGGCTTGATGTCGAGGATCGGCGTTCCGTAGATCATATCCACGCCACGCACATGGAGAAGGCTATCTTCGCGGCGCAACAGTTCGACGATGGTCAGGGCGAGGGGGTTGGGGCGGCGCGGCGAGCGGGT